AGGCAAGCACCACAGATACGCAGTTCTCGCTGCCTTCTCGCGGCTGGTACAGGCTGTCCGTTGAACCGTTCCAGGCAAGGGCAGGAAGCAGAACCACAAACGGGGCAATCTTATCCAGGTAATTGCTTGCAACATTCTGCGCTGCCTTTACCGCTGTCACGACATCCTGGTCGATACATTTTTCTACTGTAGCATTGTAGTCAGCCCCGGGATTTACGTTGATCCCGACAAGCCGGATACGTCCGGCGGCTGAATCAATCAGCTTCTTCAAGGGAGAACCGTCCTCCATCGAACAGATATCCGTCAGTTTCTTGGCTTCATCCACCACCAACAAGTGAAGTTCTGCGCCATCTCCGGCAGCCGTATAGAATGCCATGATATCCTTGTACAGGAGTGGGTTGTTCTCTTTTGTGATGCCGTACTTTTTCAGGTCAGCAGTACCGGCAAGGACATAAACCTTATCAAGGGCCAACGTATCATTAACAGCCTTGCCGGACAGGATCAGCCCCGAAATACCATCGTCAGACAAGGTAACGGTACCGATATTGCCGTTGCCTAACGTTATATTTACATTTGGTAAACTCATATTAATTGCGTTTTAATAGTTTTCGAACACCTTTCAAACCAAGCAGCAGCGCCAGGATTGAAATTGATATTTTCCCGATCCGCATCCATGTTTCCTGCCACCAGGTAAGACGGTTCACTTCCACCTCGACCGGTTGCGGTATATAGATGATTGAATCCTTGCCGGGCACATAAACCGTATCGGGGACGGCTTTCGCCTTGTAGTCCAGTTTCCCGTCCTTGAAGGACAGGTCGGTTTCCATTGCCTTCCCTTTCAGTTCATCCACCTCTTGCATAAGAACCCGGCCTGTGCTGTCGCATTCAAACAGGGCGGTCAGCAGCGCGGAGTCAGGTGAAAGATAGACAGGCACAAGGCGCTCCCTCACCACCGGTTCAGGCACCGGTTGGCTCGCGTGCGTGCCCCTCGACATCTTCGGCCCTGCGCAATTCATACAGCACAGGGCAAGCATCAGCATGATCGGCAAAAGGGCAGCGGTTCGCCTTTTCGACAGCCCGGCGAAGCCGTGCCAGTTCTTTACGTATCGCATTGATTTCCTTCTTTAGAGGTTCAACGACCTGTTCCATCAGAATGGACATTGCTTCTTTGACATTTGCCAGTTCGTCGCCGCGCGTATCCGCCTTGGAGGCTTCTACCTGCGCCCGAAGGCCATCGACTTCAGCGTCGTACTTCTTGCGCAGAAGTTTAGCCGTAAGCCACGAGCTTAACGGTGCGGTAATGATTGCAGCTACTAAGGAAATAATCTCTAAAGGTTCCATTCTGATTTTACAAGTGTTCTTTTTATTCGTTCAACAATTCCCAACCGGCTTCCACGTCGGCCATGACAGCCGGGATACCGTTTTCAACCACACTTATAGCAGCGGCCAGCGCACACATTGTACCCTTATCCTCCACGTCCGGAACATAAGTTGTCGGAACCTGCATTTCCCGACATACGCGGGTGATATAACCCGAGGTATTGTTTTCGGTTCGTGGAGCCCACCGGCTAATAAAATCGGCAATGCTCTGCAAGCCATATTTTCGGCGGTAGTTCTGCAACAGTTTGATCAGGGCACGGTAGCCATGCGCCATATCCTTGAACTCTTCGAAGGAATTGTCCTTCTTTGCTCCGGTCGGGACTTCCCCCTTCCAATCGGTAGCATCCGAATTTCGGATGTTACCGGGATTACAGTTTCTTATTCCTCGCGGTGCCATCATCAGGATGCTTTATATTCTGACATGATAGCGCCCATTGCCTCTTTTTTCTTCGGGAGCACAATGAAGTAATGGCGGAAGTTTACAAGGCTACGCTGGTTCAGCGGGTCTGTCTTGGCCTCGGAATAGTACATCTTTGTACTGCCGGATGCCTTGAATACACGCTTGGTGTAGAATGCCACGGATGCCTGGTACTCGTTGGCCGATGCAGCCGTACCGAAAGCGACCTTTGTTCCGGCCACCTTGTACACCGGATTGTCTGAATACTCGTACACCTCAAAGCCGTACAGGTTGGCAATCTTTCCGGTCGTATAGTTGTAATACTGGTCCTTGAACTTCTGGTCGGTCAGCAGCAGGTCATTCACGTGATCCGAGCACAACACCAGGCGACGGCCCTGTACAGGGACTTTCATTTTGTCAAATTTATCTTTCAGGGCGATAATATCCGACATCTGGAGGCGACGTCTGCCCGTTGTGCCGCCGCCGGCCACTTCACCCGTGGTTTTAAGCACCGGGGTTTTTTCCGCATTGGAGTCAGGCGCCAACGCATGGATGGCCTTGGCATACTTCTTTTCCTTGATGGCATCGGCATGGCGTTCCTTCAGGCTTGCCATCTTGTCGTAAGAGGAAGCATACAGTTCATCATCCGTTACCGGGGTCGGCTTGGTCTGGAACTTGTCCAATGAGAACACCGCATCGTTGTCGGTAATATTCTGCACTTCCAACGGATAGGTCTTGTTGTTGACCAACACTTCCGGGTCACCGCCGACATCAATCATGTGGATCACGTCATTTTCCGCATATTGCGAGTAGTCGGGCAGACCGTCCAGGAAGGTCGCCACGTCCCCGGCGCGAAGGGTCTTGATAAGTTCACCGGTCCATACTTCCGTCAATACCCCCTCACAGAGTGAGCCGGAAGGCATGAACTTTCCTGCCGCCAATGATACGCCTACGGCGGTTGCGGCCCCTGCCGTGGCAGACACGCCCATAAAGGCGGCCAACATGATGCCCATCACCGCATTGAACAGCAGGGCGGTCATCGCTTTCAATCCGAATTTTGTCTCCATTCGTTCTTTCGTTTTTTGTGATTAATAATTAGGACAGTCCACTCCGTACTCCGCTTTGTACAGCTTCATATAGGTTTCCTTGTCATTTGCTCTAAGTTCCATCATCTTATCGGCCGGTACGTCCGACAGTTTCTTGTACTCCGATGTAGTGGGACTTCCGCCTGCCGGATGGATGATGTCCGTCGGTTTCTGTGCGGGGTTCATGGCTTCGAAAGTCAGCTTCAGGCTTTCCAACCCAACCTTTTTGCCGA